TTAAAAGTAGCTTCACTTATCTTTTGTTGAGCCTCTGTCATTTTGTCAGTGTCACCATCATCGTGAGCTGTTTTGTAAGCTTGTTTAGCAGCTAACAACTCATAATCAGCAGCAGACTCAATAGCTTTCAAGTATTCTGTCTGATTATTTTCAGAGTTAGCTTTTAACTGTTTGTTTTCTTCTCTTAATTTTTGAGCTGCTTTTATAGCTTCTGCATTTTCTCGTTGAATACGTTCTTTTTCACGACGCTCATCGTGCCAGACTTTTTTAAGCTGATAAATCTTGTCTTTTACTTTGTCATCGTAATCATCAAGTTCATCAGACTCCAGTTTCTGAACTAGTTCTTTAGGCAGATTTTTTCTATTCTGATCCTCTTCAGGAGTATCATCTTGTATTTCTATTTCAACATCAGAGGTTTTGTCTTCTAAAGTAGCCTCTTGCTTTTTTACATCTTCTTCGTTTGGTAAAGTTTGCTCTTCAGCCATTCTTATCTCCTATGCTCGTGATATTCCTCGTGGATCTTGAACTACTGCCTCCACGCTGTCGTCGTTAATTAATCGAAATTCTTTGCCATGTATTTTTACTCTGGTTCCTGAATTTGGTCGGGCTAAAATAAAATCACCCTCCTTACACCAAGGACCACTTGGGAACCTGTCTTTGTCTTGATAACAATCAGCTCCAAGTTTCACCACAAAAAATACAGCGCTAAGAACTTCTTCAAAATGCTTCGTAGTATCAGCTTTTAACAAACCACTATCGTATTTCTCTTCAGCATCAGGTATTGTGCATAATATATGATACCCAGAGGGTTCTGGTAGTTGTTTAGCTTTTTCTTCGTTTTCAGTTGTCATCCTCGTATTCACCCTTTTCTTTTGCTTCTTGTAGGCCTTCTATATGATTAATTGCGGTGGCAAGGCCCTTAACCATCCCACAAAACTTTTGATACTCGTCATAAGATTTAGCTGATCCGTAAGCTAAATTACCTCCAATACGATCTATTTCATCGTGTAATTTATCTTTTATTATCTCTAACTCGTCCATTAATGAGTCGCCTCCTCTTCATCTTTTGGTAAATATACTTCCACGTAAACACCACAATGAGGACACGATAAATTTGTCACCATACTATAATCCTCATTTTCGTCTTCTATGTCATGATCTCCTCCCCATATCAACATGGTTTTACAGTGCCAACAGTTCATTTTATTCTTTAGGCTCCTCTGTAGGTGTTGGTGGTTGTTGTGTGGGTTGCTCATCTGGCTGATTCATCGCCTGTTGTAGTATTGTCTGTGCTATCGCATTATCAGCCTGATTCTCAATCTTTTGCTCTTCCACTAATGCTTTCACTACCTGACTAGATTGTTTTTCTTCTAGTTTGGCGTCATCGGTAGCTGCCTTTGCCAGTGTATTAAGCTGGGCTTGGCGTTCCTGAGAAGCAATTCTTTCTTGCTCTACAGCAATCTGAGCCTGTTTGAGAGCAACATCTGCCTGATCTTTCTGAGCCTTACGCATGGCATCTTGAGCTTTGATAGCCAACTCTTGTTGCTGCATCTGAATAATAGGATCTTGCGCTTTTTGTTGAGCTTTTTGTTGAGCAACCTGCGCCATATTGTTTTGAGACAATTGACTGGAAGCTTGAGCTATAAGTCGTGATACCTCTAATTCCATATCCTCTGGTAAATCTGAGTCTGGTTTTGGTAAAGGAGCGCCGACTCGTTTTTGAATATCCATACTATATTTAAATCCAAGATGCTCTGCCACGTGCGCCTGTAGATTTGTTGCTATAAGTTTGGCTTTAGGGTTCTGAGCAAGAAGTTGTCCTACGATAGGATCATTTAAAAAATTCATGTGTGACAGTATATGTGCGTCATGGTCCTGATACATAAATGCCTTCATAGGCTTGACCTTCAAAGCGTTCATATTCTCTGTCAAAGGATCTTTTGGTTTTTGATCTTCTTCCAGAGGCACAAGCTTTGCAGCATCTTTAATTCCTAATACATCTAACATCTGTCTATGGAGACGAGGTAAATCATAAATTTGCGGCGCAGCCTGTGCCATTTGCATGACCGCCTGATACTGCACCACTTTCTGCGCCATTGTAGAAGAATTAGGGTCAGATACAGGTAAGACCTCTACCATGTCATAGTCTGACTTTTTCACCATAGGCGAAGCAGTTTCAGGTTTATAGTTGTATTTATCTGGTGTGTAGTCTCGAATTATATCTTTAAGTAATTTAAACTCCTGACGCATAGAGTAATGAACTCTAGCCTGTACAGCAGACATAACTTTTAATGCTCTCTCTAATATGGCTAAAGTAGTGCCTACAGGACTTTGCGCTGACATATCAGATATCTTCAAATCTGCTGCACTAGCAAATCTTCTACCCTCATCAACTATTGTGCCTAACAAACTGTATAACACCTGACTTGGCTCCTTATATGGGAGCGGCATAATATTGTCTTTTATTGAACCACTCGGCACGTCCACATCTCTAAACTCTGCAGGGCTAATTGGTGTATCATCACCTTTTACTCGTAAACCCTTAGTTTTAAATCCACCGGGTAGATTAGATAATGTACCTGCGTCTACAAGCTGTCTTATTAAAGAAGTGCCTGATTTAGCAAAAGCGCCTATAAGATGGATCAAACCAAAGCAGTAAAACCCAAACCCTGGAACGTAACCGTAATGTACAAAATGATTTCTTTTAGCTTTCAAACTATCTTCAGGTTGGTAGTTTCTCCGTATAGAAAGAATAGTGCCTGTGCCTTTCTCAAGAGTCACAACGTATGGTAGAGCTATGCCTGTTGTCTCTTCATCTTTGTCTTTGTCTTCATATCCCGGCAAGTCTAAATTTACGTGCATCTCTAAGATTTTGTATCGGTCATCATGAGAAGCAGAGAATCCCATTTTTTCTGCGATTTTTTTCTCTACTTCATCTAAATAATCTGTTGGTTCTTCTAACTCAATATCTCTATAAAATCCAGATACCTGTAATTTTTTTAAATCATTTGGTGTCTTACGCATCACGTGAGTTACCCGCTCTGCTGTCTCTAAATCAGATGCACCATAAGGCACAACTATATCTTCAGCAGGTACAAATATAGATACCTGTCTCTCCAGATTTGGGTCATAATATATTTTCTTGAATGCGTTGCCAGACAAACCTAAACCCCAAAGCATTCTTTCATGCTCTGGTCGGTACTCAACCATTTTCTCAGTTAACTGATAATTCATATCAGCCCTTACCCTGTTAGCCGCTTCTTTTTTCTCTCTGGTGTCTTCACCTATTATCTGTGTCTTAACAGGCCCCTGTGCTGGAAATGTCTCCATGATTGTTTCTGATTGAAACTTCACAAGCGCTTCTGTTAATAGTGGATGATGCACACCACAAGCTCCGGGCCAAGGTTCAGTTCTTTCTTCTAACTTTAAACCCAGCAAGTCAAGACCATCTACATATGTCTGCATCCAGTCTTTTCTACTAGCTAAGTCTTCTTGAAAATCTCCAATGAGATTAGTGGATATTTCTTCTAACTCAGCTTCATCCATATCCTCAGCTAAGTTTGCGTTAAAATCATCAGAACTTTCTGCGTCTGGGTCTATCTCAATCTCCATACCCCCAATACCAACTGTAACTTTTTCTGGGTCCTCGATTTCTATCTCTATAGCAGATTCTCCCATAGCTTGCGTCAAGTCGGTAGGTTCCATTGGTTTGTCTATATTATTAATTGCCATATCTTATCCTTAATAGTAAGGCTCTCTTCGCCCTCGGTAATTCGGTGTGTCTTCCTCATCTAGAGGAGTTCTTACGTACCCACCCTTTCTAAATCTCATTAACGCCAGTGATGTGCTATCCACATAATCGTCGTGTTCTCCTGCAGGAAAGCTTGCAACTTCCTCTACAACCTCTTCCGCCCAACGTAAATTGGGCACCCATACCAATCCTGATGCAAACAAATCGGAAACAGAATTTAATCTAGAAATTTTATCATTACCACGGCTAGGAGTAAATTCTTGCACAGGAATACCCATCGCTCTCATCTCATATATTAACGGAGCGCCTGATGCTTTTTTCTCTATGATAACAGAATCGGGTTCCCAAGACCTATATTGACTAATCGCTTCCCTTTTTAGTTCTGGAAACTCCATTCTATCTCTAAATGCGTTAAGTAAAATAATATTTGCCTGTGGTATGCCGTCAGGTCCGTCTTTATAAAACACACCCCAGGTAGTACATGCAGAATAGTCGGCTCTTTGTGTCTTTTCAAACGCTGTATCCCACGACATTAGTACAAAATCACAAGCAGGAGGGTTTTCTTCCTCCCAAATCTGCCACCATTCCCGTTTTACTATGGCAGATGCCTCTGATGTGGGGTTTTGTTGGTACTGAGCCATCCATTTTGGGTTGGGTAGCTCGTTTTTTAGGACTTCTAGCTCTTCAATAGGCCAAAACTGGGGCCAAAGTGGGTTGCCACTAGGCAAAATAGCGGGAAACTCTATCAATTCCCAGTCTTCTCCCGATCTTTGCACAGAATTTTTAAGTATTTGCCCTGTTAGGTCACGTTTTGACCACCTCGTCATCACAATTACTATAGCCCCACCCGGTTGCAAACGCTGTCTTGGTCCAGATGTGTACCATTCGTAGGTTTTATCGTAAACTTCAGGGCTTGTTTCGGCTAATGTCGCTTCTTGCTCCGAATGAGGGTCATCAATGATGAGTACATCCGCACCTTTACCCGTAACAGCGCCTCCAACACCGATAGCAAAGTAGTCTCCTCCCTTGTTGGTAGCCCAACGCCCAGCCGCCTTTGAGTCAGCCTGAAGTCCAACGTCTGAAAATACTTCTTTATAGAGTTCAGAATCAACAAGATTTCGCACCTTTCTACCAAAACCAACCGCAAGTTCTGCTGTATGCGAGGTTTGGATTACTTTTTTATCAGGGAACCTCCCTAAAAACCATGCTGGTAATAAATAACTAGCAAACTCACTCTTAGTATGTCGTGGAGGCATGTTTACAATCAAACGTTTTATTTCTCCGTTAGCGACTTTCTCAAAAGCTCGTGCCATTCTCCTATGATGGGGGCCATATATAAAGTTCGGCCATACTCTTCTTACAAACTCTAAGAAGTCAGTCTCCGCCCCCTCTTTCTGAACAGCGTGCTCGTGTTCAATAAGTGTCTTATATAAATCCTGTAACTGCGGCTCAGGTAGATTCGGTAGTTTCTTCAACAGATCCTGGAGTTCCCTCGTCGTCGGCCTCATCTCCGTTGTTGATTGCATCTAGCTCCTCATCAAGTGAATCGGTTATATCCTCTACATCTTGAACTTCTAATTCTATCAGCCTACTTATCTTTTCTTTTATTAATCCCTGCAGGGCATCTGCAGATTTGTGCGCTACTGTAATCTCTGACTTTTCTGTAAACGCTCCTACATCTGACATCTTACCCAGTAATTCTAACGCCTTTAACTCGTGCTTCGGATCTCCACAGCTTGATATCTCAAGCAGCCTATTATGTATAAGGTTCCTAGTCTCCGCAGCATCAGATACTATAGAGTTCGAGTATTGCTGGACGTAGCCCGAAAGGGCTAATATGACGGCTGGTTGCGTAAGCGACCCTGGGGTAACACCCTTCTGAAAGTTCTTGAATAACTTCTCCGCTTCTTTCTTATCTTCTTTTGTAATGTCTATTGGCTCGGCGTGCTCTTTCATAAGCTGTGCCGTATTCTCTGCGACTTCTAACTCCTCCATTGGAGTCGGCGCTTTTTCCATGTTCATGCGTTCAGGTATTGGGTGTTTGTTGTCAGCTTTTATTTCTATTGTCATCGTTTGCTTTATGTAGTTCGTCCACTACCACTTTCTTAACCAAATCCTTTAATACAAACGTATACCCTAACTCGTCTAGTCTTTTTGAAAATTCCTTCACCGACATTTCATACACAGTTCTAGCAACTTTTTGCGCTATATTTTCCATCGGTATAGGACCCAAAAAGCATGGGGGGTGTTTTGCATATTCAGT